TTCATCTTACGCTGTGCATCCTGCCTGAAGTACCCCTTCAACTCTACATACATAGCGTTGACTTGGTGTTCAGTCCCTAGCTTTAGGTCAGGTACATAGTGACGCTCCACATAGTAAGCCAGTTTATCTGGTTCATAGATATGTGGAACGCCACGCTGGTTTAGGTCAGAGATGACTCGTTCCTCAAAAGTCCCCTTCGGCATCGGCATCTACCTGATTGTCGTCAAACATATCTGACGCATCATCCTTGGCTACAGCCTCAGCAACAAAGCCATCCTCTTCATCAAACATATCCTTACCGTTTGCGTACTCAACCAAGTCAATAATCTGTACACCCTTCATGCGTAGGGAAGTACTCACTTGCTTGGTGGCTGGCATCATGTAGGGTGAGATGTCAAAGGCTACCTTAACAGTAGACCCATTACCAATGAGGACACCAGTGACAGGATTACGCTTGCTGTCTAGTACGACAGGCTTTGGTGCTACATACACAGTACCATCGCGTGACCTACCCTTGGCGTTCTTCTTTACCTTGAAGACAATGTTACCAGTCTCGTTACCATCGTTGTCAACCTCAGGCTGATATGGTTTGCGGATGGACAGGCTTGCCTTTAACTTAGGGTTAGCCTTGACGTGCTTGTTGAACTCTGCCTCGCAGATGTTATCAAGCTGTTCACATACGCTTGCCGCCTCATCCTCAGGGATTACGACATCAATAGAATAGACACCATCAGGATTAAACTTTGTCTCTGGGTCAAACACTTTTGCCCACATCGCTTTACCTTTGATGACTAAGTTTTGCATTTTGTTTTCCATTCAATACTCCAATCGTTTTGTTGAAATGGCTAGAGGGTAACTTTAGAAACTTAGGCGAAGAAGTAGTCTGACTCCAGTACTCTTCGTAAGTCTAAAGCTCCACTAGTCGGTGGATGTGGTAGGTCACTCGTACCTAACACCTTGGTTGCATGATTACGCAAGTCGTTAAGAACGTCATGCTCCTCATACATATTAACAAACTCCTCTCTTAGTACCTCAGACAGCAGAGGCATCATGGTACTGTGTGTACCGTAGCTATCGTGAACCATTGCATAGTCCTTGATACCATAGGTAGAAGCCTTGTTAATTGTCTTGGTCATGGCGGCAGCATCTAGACTGTGAATAAAGTTAGGGCTACTACCAAGTCCTGTTCTTCTCTTGTTTACACTATTTTCTTTGTCTTGTAAATAGGTAACTGTAAGTATCTCACCATTGAGATGAGTTTTAATTCTCTTCTTGTCTGTCTGGTTGTACTGTTGTAGTACTAGCCAGCCTGTTGGTGTGATCCATTCCATGTACTTGTTATGTTCTGAGTAGGCCTCACCTATCTCTTTAACATAGTCCATCACCCTTGAGGCGGCTTGGATAACATCAGAGATAGAGTCCCACACAAACTTAGCAAGGTATGCACTAGCCTCAAAGCAGTCATCACCAAAGATGTTCTCTTCTCCATCCTCAATGCGTTCCTTTATTGCATCCTGAATGTACTGTCTACAGGCATGGCGTGTACCAGAGTAGGGTACAATCATGACTGGTCTCTTGGTTAGCTTGCGGTCTATACCAAAGGCAAGACACTTCCTTGCTAGTTCAGTATCATCCTGCTTCAGTTTGTCCACAGTCTCATCAGCTACCTGTTGATAGATATCCTGAGGACTATCGGTTGGTACAAGGTTAGTGGCATACCCACCACGCTCGTCCCTGAGGATGGCTGACAGGTGTTGTAGTCCGTTACAGCTACCATCTACAGCGACAGGTAGCGTGGACTCATAGTTCCACCCCTGCTTGTTCAATGCGGCAAACTCAAAGCACCATGCAAGAAACTGGAATGGCTTGTCTGCCTCAGTCCACAACGTGTAGTCGTATGGGTTAGCCACAATCCTGTTGACCTCATCAATAAAGTTCCACGCCCATGTCTCTCGCTCGTTCAGGGTTATCTTGTCGTTGCCATACAGGTTAGCACCATGTATACACAGCCACCTAGCATCATCCCAGTTCTTGATGGGTACACTGTACTTGAACCTCATCAGAGACTTAGACCAGTCAGCCCCCTGTGGTGAGAGGAAGGTACTGCTTGCGTACTTGCGTGAACGGAAGTCATTCTGCCACACATAGTAGAACTCATCACGCTCACTGTACGACTGTGCTACCTGTAGTGTACGCTCTACTTGGATACGCTTACTGATAGTTCTGTTGTTGAATGAGTATATCTCATTACGCTTGCGTGACCAGATGCGGAAGGTTTCCCTGTCTTCCTCTGACAAGTCCTTAGGGTCTCTGTCAAAGGGATAGTCTGGTAGTGGTACATCCTCTCTGGCTGGTAGTCCTGCCCATGACTGCCCATTCTCCCACAGGTTTAACATAACCTCTAGTAGTTGGTAGTTAATAGACCATGGTGTGTTCTGTAAGGCGTTGAGACAGTCATACTCTTGTCTCAAGTCTAAGCCTGACAGTCTTTTAAGGTGGTACTTTAGACTCATGATCGCCTCACTATCGGTAGTTCATCTATAATCTTACCATGGTAGCCACCACCAGTCACCCCTGTCCACTCCTTAGGTGGTATGATACATGGTGCATACATTGGCTTGGCTACCTCTGCTATTTCATTAAAAGCTTTTACCCATTCCTCTGTTCCTTGTGTTGCCTTGATATGATTGACTGTCTTTTTACTACTTATTACTTGCTTTGTCAAGTCAATGATACCTGTTGTCTTAATGATAACATCAACCATCCTGAGTCCAACATGGATACGGTCTGTCTTACTCCACTGCGTGTGGTTGTATCCATCCTTGTTCATCTTGTGGGTTAGTCCAAACCTTCTAGCTGTCATGCCCTTCTTCATGGCAAGCTTGATGGTGTTCTCTGCTACTGAACCCTCTGATGCTATCCACTTGTCTAGTCTGTCCTGTATTTCTATGTTAGCACCAATGGTACTAGCAACATGAAGTAGTATAGTCTTCTTTGACAGGCTATCGACAAGAGAAACACAGGCTATAAAGGCTACCTGTTCTGCATCCATGTCCTTGATAAGTCCATGTGTGATGTCACGGTTAGACTTAGGGTTGTCCTGTATGTCCCTCACGCCCTCACTGACAGCCTCTATAATCCTAGACAGTATAGCCCTACCATGCTTTGTTTGTCCCTCCCTGTTGCCGCTTACAGCCGCATCTAAAGCCTTTCTAAATCGGTGGATACCACCAGTCATCATTTCTGCTTCTAGTTCTAGCTGATTTTCTAAAGTTACGCTCATAGAGAGACCCCCCTGTTACATATAATATATTACATACCCAACACAGGGCATAAACACAAGCAGAAGAAAGCCTATCAACTGTAATCCTACGGTATCATCAAAGTCTGTTAGGTTTCCTAAGATACCAACAAGAAGTAGAAAGATAATAGGTATCCAGATAAACAAATCCATCAGTCTTCTCCATAGTTAAATACTCGTTCTAGTTCATCTCGTGTGTAGTAGGATAGATAGGTTAGTGGTTCTTCTGACCACTGAGTGTTACAACCAGAGCAGTACCACTCAATCTTATCATCTACTGCATACAATGCTTCTGCTTCTCCGTCATTGCAGTGACGACAGACTGCTGTTCCCATACTCATGCCTTAACCTCCCTCATCTTCATAATCTTACCATCCATAAAGCCTGACTTGTACTTCACATGGTACTGTGCTTGCTTGTCCTTGTTATAACTGTTGTTATAATCACCAAAGTGGTAGCCCTCATAGTAGCCTAGTACATAGGCATCATCATAACTATTTCTTTTTTCTTGCATTGGTCTTCTCCTTTTCTAGAATGTAGTCAGCATACCACATAGGTGTTCCCTGTTTATCCTTCTGTGGAATTATACCAAACTCTTTTCGTAAAGTCCACAGGGATTCCTCAAGATTCCTAATATCTGTCAGGTTAATATCGTGTGCTTCTGCTATGCTTGTTGACATTCTGTTAAGGTCATTGAATATCTTCAGCATCTTTTCTCTGGTGTTACTCATAGTCCTAGTTCCTTCCTTCTAACTTCTGGATTAAAAAACTCTCTGTACTCCATGCG